TCACACGAGTTCGCGCTCGCGGAGGGCTCCGATCGCGTCGGCCACGTCGTCCAATCGTTCCGGCCAGAGCGCCGTGTAGGTGTTCAATGTGATGCTGGGAGAGGAGTGGCCGAGCTGCATCTGCAGGGTCTTCACGTCCGCGCCCTGGGCGATCGCGAAGCTCGCGTATGTGTGGCGCAGACTGTGTATGGTCACGCCCGCGTCCTCCATGCCGGCCGCTTTGACGGCCTTGTTCCATATCCTTGTCCGCCACGTGTTCGTCCAGACGTTCCCACCACGGGTGGCACGGAACAGCCAATCGTCATCACCCATGCCATCCATCTGCGCCTTGATCTGCGGCATAAGGAACCGTGGTATCGCGATGTTGCGGGCCTTTCCGTTCTTCGGTGTGCCGAGCATGCTGCCGCCGTGCCCGTCGTCAGTCCATGTGCGGCCTATCCTGGCGCGCCGCCTGTCCACGTCCACGTCACCGACCTTAAGGGCAAGCGATTCGCCTATGCGGCATCCCGTATAGGCCTGCCATCTGACCAGCAGACCGTCCACCGGCTTCCCGATCTTCTCCGCCTCGTCCGCGAGCAACTCGACCTCGCGGACCGAGAGGAACACCATGTCATCGTCGGAGACGATCTTCGGCACGGTGACCCTGTCCACAGGATTCTCACCGATCCACCCGTTCGAGACGGCGTAGTCAAAGATGCCCTTGAGGACGACTTTCATGATATTGCGGATGCTTCTCGCGCTCAGCGGCTTCGAATCACGCCCGTCCGGCAACGCGGCCGGATAACCACCGTCCATGAGCTGGCCGACCCACTCCTGCAGCATGTCAGGGCGCAGCTCCCGCAACGTCATGCCACCCCATTTGGGCAGGATGTACAGGCGCAGCTCCCTCGCATACCGGCCTGCGGTGCCGGGTTTCAGATCAACCTTCGACGCGAGCCATTCGCCGGCCACATCATCCAGGACACGAAGCTCCTGACGAGGATCGCGGTAGCGTCCCCGCCGGATGTCGTCCTCCATGGCCGCGGCATATTCCTGCGCTTCGGCGAGCCTGGCGAACTGCTTCACCCTCTGCACACGTCTACCGTCCTTGACGATGGTCCAATGACAACGCCAGCGCATCCCGACCCCATAACGGCTTTTACGCCACTTCTCAGGCACATTGGCCTTCATCGGATCGCGTGAGTTCGCCAAAGAGCGTTTGGCCGCGCGACTCGGCGGATTGCCATCATCGTCATTCTTGAGCCACAGATCATCAATGGTCACTTTCATGGCGCTTCTTCCCACATGTTTTTCACCCCGGCGCTCGCGGTATGCGGGTGGCCGGGGTCATTTTTTATAAGGAATCCGAAGGGGTATAAGGCTCTATAAGCACGTATAAAGGCGTATAACTATTGCATGCACACGCCGGAATCATGAAGCAGCTGCCGGTAGTCCATCAGCACCTGCACCGTCACACCCAATTCGACCGCCATCGGCCACGCCGCGCCCTCATAAATCTCCTCGGCCATGCCGTAATCCACCGGACTGATCAACGCCAGCGCGGTCTCCCTACGGCAACGGCGCTCGCATTTGACCCCGTATTGGCTGCCACAGCCGGGGTCGTGGTGTCTGGCGTGGATGAGTTCGTGGCACAAGGTGCAGCGGCGTTGGAATCCGGCCAGCCGTTCGTCGAGGATGATGAGGCGGAGCGGATCGTAGTAGATCCCGCACCTGTCTCCGGCCAGCCGGCGTTCCTCCACTCGCACGCCCAGTGTCTTCGACCAGGACGTCAATGTGGCGTCGTTCACCGTCCAGTTCCGTCCAATCCCTTGGCGAACCTGTCGAAATCGCTTTCTCGTGCCGCATCCCACTTGTGGAACTCGTCGAGGGCCTTGCGTCTCATCTGCTCGTGTCCACGGTTGCCTTTGCCTTCCAGCAACGGCATGCTTGTCTCCTTCCGATTCCACAACCATCTTGTTGACGTCAACAAAATGGTCTGTTGTTGATGTTTCCAACGGTTTTGAACTATTCGGTTATTTCTAATAGTTCAATCCGCGTATGACGCGCGCAGACCCAGTTCCTTGGAGCTCCCGCCTTGAGCGGCTTGCTGAGCCTATCGCTCACTGCTTGGCGGTCTTCACCACTGTGGTGGTGCCCATTGCGGTGGTCTCCCAGCTGACGCCGTCCGCCTTGGTGTAGGTGAAGTCCTTGGTGGCGTCCTGCGAGCCGAGCAGGGACGCCTGCATCGCCGCGGTGTCTCCCTGGCTCGTCCACTTCCAGTCGCCGGCCTTGTCTGGCGCATTGTAGGAGCCCTTCCAATACAGGCTCTTCGTATCGCCGTTGTCGCTGACCCACTGGACGGTGATAGTGTCGGCCGTGATCTCGGCCTCCATCCAGGAATCCGTGCTGCCGGAGTTGGTCTGCTTCCACGTGCCGGTCAGATCCGCAGGCTGTTCTACCGGCTTCTTCTCTGCCGGCTTCTTCTCTGCCGGCTTCTTCGTCGTCTGCGATTGGCTCGTGCTGCCGGCGTCGGCGGTTTTGGCGTCACTGGCGTTGCCGCATGCGCCAAGCCCGAGAATGAGCAGACCGGCGACGGCCGTTGCGATTGTCTTCCTGTACATGGTTTCCTTCTTTCCTTGGTTGATTTGCGTTAAAAATTCAATCTCTTGGCGTTTCGGCTTCGAGTGTCTTGTTCGGATCGTCGTTGGCAGCCACGCCGAAATCCTCCGGACGGGAAGCGATACGGTCAACCAGCTCATCCGTGACCTGGAACTCGCGCTCGCGGGCCTTTGCGCGGTTAGCACGGTCGACAAATTTTTCAGCCTCTTCAATGAGTTCATGTGGATTGATTCCGAAGACTTCTGAAAGTTGAGCGATTTGCGTCACCTTTATGTCGCGCTCATTTTTCAGCATTCTGATTAGAGTGCGCTCCGGCACGCCAGATTTCTCCGAAAGATCTTTAATGGTTAATCCTGCTGCAGATCGTTCTGCGGCAATTGCCTTTGCAGTCGCTTCATTAATGTCCATATGGACAGTATAGCGACTGAAATTCTGCTATCAACTGCCCATTTGAGCGTGTTGTACTTGCATACTGCCCAAATGGGCACTACTATGCAAAGCATGGACAGCATGAAGTACTCAGCAACAGTCGCAAGACGAGTTGGCAAAGCTCTTTCCCGCGCAAAATTCAGCATTTCCGAAGCATCGGAGAAATCAGGAATTCCACGAGTCACATTGACAAGGAGGCTCAAGTATCCAGCGTCATCGCCATTCACAGTTCGTGAATTGCATCAAATTTCAGAAGTCGTTGGATGTGACGTCAGCGACTTCTTTGTCAAAGAAAAAAAGAGTGAATTTGTTAAGCGCTCGCCGACGGAAGCGATCGAAGAACAGAATCAGGCGCTCGCCGATGCGCTGGAAAACGCGACAGCCAACAATGCCAACAGCAAGGAGGAGAACTGAAATGAACACGTCGTTCGATATCACCGACATCGACTGCGCGCCCAAAGAACTCGAGGACGCTCTTGGCGTGAGCGGGAGAACGCTCTTCGATCCCAGTGAGCATCCGATCCATGTGGACATATGGGACGGCAAGGCATACGTGACCTTGGCTGAAATGATCGAGCTCGAAGGCGACGCACTGCGCCGCTTCCTGGCTATCGTCTTTCCGGCATCGCCATCGGCAGGTCCATACGTTCCGTCGCCTGCGGGGAATCGAGCCAACTGATGATGACATTATCCACTCGCCCAAGAACGGCGGCGGCGAACTCGAACTTGCGCGACGACCCCTTTGCTATGTCGCCCAACACAACCGGTTCGCGCCCATCGGTCTCCAAGCGCACGTCATACGCGTCGAACGTGTTGCGGTTCCTGATCACGAACATGACGTTGTTCGGGCTCGGACTTGGATGCTCGATGATCCAGTCCGGAACGGACACCTTGCGTTCCAATAGATTGACCTGCCTATGCAGCGAATCCGAAGAGTCCCGCATGGCGTCCAGTTGCTCCGAGAACAGCGAGAGACGTCTTTCGAACCTTTCCGTATCGGTCCTCCCACTATTCGCGGCCCTTCTCCCGGTGATGACCCAACCGGCGACGGATACGCCGATAGTCACCACCCATCCAGCGATGGTCACCCATAACCCATTCATCGATTCTTCTCCTAACTGTTCGGCCCGCACGTCGCAAATGCGGGATGACACCGATTTTAGGAGAGGGCCGGGCGGTTCTCCTAACGCCGCCCGGCATCACACACGCAAAGGAGGCGCGTGATGGATGACAAAGAGGTGTTCGCCGCATTGGCGGCGGCGTTGAAGCCGATGAACACAACGAAGGACATCGCGGACAACTGCGGCATCAAGGAAGGCACCCTGGCGTACTGGCGTAGCGCGGGCATCGGCCCGAAGTTCGTGAAGGTGGGACGGATCGTCATGTATCCGAAGGAGCAGATGATCGCCTATTTCGCGCAACACCTGTACCAGTGCACGGCCGAATACGAGGAAGAGGTGGGTGCGCGATGACCGACAACGACTGGCGTACCGATACCACGTGGCCGGATCCATGGGAAGAAAAGGAGAACAAATGAACGACATCCGCAAAGCCTGCGTCGAAGCGATATTCAGGGAATTCGAGGACAAGGGCGACACCATCCGTCCGGCCTATGCCGACGGGTGGGACGAAATCGAAGCAAGGCGTTCGCTCGGTCACATCGTCGGATTCATCGATCTCGACGTGGTCGACCTCGTGGACATCGTTATCGACACCATCAACAAGGAGCTGTGATGGAATCAATGCCTCTGGCTGTTGGTCAGGCGCTGCTCGACTTCGTCGTTGCGTCTGGCGCCGTGCTCCGTAGTGTAAGCGACGTGGACCTTCACTCGACAGGATCCACATCCGATGAACGCGAAGCCGGGTTGGGAGTTCAGACGGTCGATGCCGACCTGGTCTTTGAATATCTGCTTGGAGAAGAACTCGCTTTCGAGCGCGACCTCTCCGAACGGTGCAACCTCGTCGACGTGCCGTTGCGCAACGGTCTGGTCTTTGCAACGGACGAACACGGACACGTCTCGTGCCATGTCGGGGCAATCGTTGACAAGGAAGACGGTCGAGGTTTCTCCATCGTATTCGACCCGCCACTTGTGGACCGTCTGGTCGGCGGTGACGGACAACGCCCGCTGGCTGATCGAGTTCGCGTCTGCAGCTATCTCGTTCGCCTTTCCTGCAAGGCGGTTGGCCTGCTCGGCGGCATGCTTCGATTCGACGGCGATCCGGTTGGCTTCCTCAGCCGAGCCGTTCGCCTGCTCCGAGAGCTTGTTGCCATGGCGCGCCTGGAACAAGGCGACACATCCGGCGACACCGCCAACCAATCCCGTGATGGCGCCAACGACGCCGGTGATCGCATTGATGTCCATTCCATCGATTCTACGGACGGAGGCGAACGATGAAGGTTCTTGCCCGCATCATCTTGCACCAGCTGCTGTTCGCGGGGTGGTTGCTGGCCATGTGGGTGCTGTACTGCACGCCGGCCTGCACGCACCCGATCGAACACCTCATCGCCGTGCCGTTCGCGGTGCTCATCCCCGCGGCCGTCATCATGCGCCGCCTGTGCTCGGACCCACGCTTCATCCGATGGGTGGACGAACTCGAGCGATGAAAGACCTGGGCGGCTCCTCACACATTGCGGCATGGACGTGGTTCGTCATGCGCGGCCATGCCGGAACCGCCCGCGCGTCAAGGAAAAGACGTTAAAACCAGCCGGACGTGTCATCTTCTCTCTTCTCCTCCCGTCCGGCCTTCGCCGGGGCCCGCGAACGGATGCGGGCGCCATGGATCGGCGTGTTGAGGTCACGTCGGCGGATGGATGCGCGGTTCGAATCCGCGTCCCGGCACGACATCAATCCAAAGGAGGCAAACGTTGCCAAGCAAAACACCAAGCAGACCGGAAGGCGAGAAGTGGTTCGAATGGCCGCTCACACCCGCCAGCGTCGGCATGACGGCCGCCGAACTGATCGGCGAACTGTACGAGACCATCAGCACGCTCAACCACGACCGTGGCTGGAACCTCACCATGGTCGCGCCGGCGCGCTTCGGCGAGATCGTCATCGACCGCGAGGCCGGATGCCTGCGCGCGAAATGCGCGTGGAAGGCCAAGGATCCAAGCCAGCTCGGCCCGGAACCGGCCGGATACGTGAGAGGGGAGTGACATGGCCATCGGGGAGACCGTCATCACCATCGTCGGCAACCTCACCGCAGATCCGGAACTGAGGACCACCGGCCAGGGCGCGCAGGTCGCCAGCTTCACCATCGCAAACACCGCGCGCGTCTATAACAAGCAGACCGGCCAGTACGAGGATGGGCCGGCGCTGTTCATGCGCTGCTCGGCATGGCGTGACATGGCCTCGCATTGCGCGCAGAGCCTTGCGAAGGGCATGCGCGTAATCGCACAGGGACGCCTCCAACAGCATTCCTACCAGGCACAGGACGGCACCAACAGAACCGTCATGGAACTGCAGGTTGACGAGATCGGCCCGAGCCTGCGCTACGCCACCGCGCAGGTCAGCCGCATCAGCCGACAGCCGCAAGGTCCCGTCTACGGCAATCCCGCCGCGCAGACGCCAACCGTCAACACCGGCGCAGGCGGCTGGAGCCAACAGCCGGCGCAGACACAGCAACCCGCCCAGCCGCCGGCCGATGATCCGTGGGGCGCGCCGTCGGACGACCAGTCATCATTCGGAGACTTCGGCAAACCCGATCCGGAACCGGAATTCTAAGGAGCAGCAATGAAAGCCAGCGAACAACAGGCGCTCATCCCGCAGGAGGCCACGCCCGACACACTCATCGACCTCATCGGCAAGACCCAGCAGGTCACCAAGGCCGCGGCCGTCGTGCTCAAGGCATGCCGCACCGTCATGGACACCCACACCAAGCAGGAGCACATCGACAAGTGGGGCGGCATCCACGCCATCACCGAAGCCGTGTACGACTGCGCGGACCTCGCGCAGCGCATCCTCGACGCGGGACTGGCCATGGAGAACATGTGCGCGAAGCCGGCCACGTCACGGCAGATGATCCTCATCGACGACCTGCGCCGCAGTCTCGACATGGACGACGGCGACGTGGAGGCGACCGTCGATCCGGACACCGGCGAGATCGACTGAACCACGGAAGGAGCAAGAGAGATATGTGGTTCATCATCGACGACCAGATGGCCGACGACAGGCGCATCCGCCGCCTGCCGCTCGCCACCGTGGGCCTGTGGGTCAAGCTGTGCGTCATCCACTCCAAAGGCGTTTCGATGCAGGCCAAGGATCCGGCCGCGTACCCAGGCCACTTCGACAAGCTCGATCTCAAGGACGCCGGCGGCACCATGAAGCAGCTGCAGCAGCTCGTCGACTCCGGGCTTATGGAAGAGCACGACGGAGGATGGCGTCCGGTCTATGCCGAAGGCATCTGCAGGGAGCCCCGAGTGTTGACCGAAGAGCAACGCGAGGCGCGCCGCAAGGCGGGAAGCAAGGGAGGACGCCGCAAGGCGGCCAACCAGAAAGCCAAGCAAGCGTCCGGCGACTTGCCAGAAAACAGCCAAGCAAACGGAGAGCAAAACAGTAGCGAGACAGGTAGCAAACCGTCTAGCAAGTTGCTAGAGGACAGCCAAGCAAAAACATGGCATAAAACCGATACCGATACCGATATACCCTCTCCGACCCCTCCCGCCGGCACCGCGAAGCAAACCGCCAGCGAAACGCCGGACGCCTTCGCCGCCATCACCGAAACCTACCCCGGCACCATCGGCGCGAAAGGCCGCAAGGCCGAACGCGAAGCGCGGGACCTCGTCGAGACGATCACCGAGAACCCGGTCCAGCTCGCCCGACTCCAATCCGCCGTCCGACGCTACCGGCGAGCCGTCAACGACGGCCACGTGCCACAACGGCAGGTCCCACGACTCGCCACATGGCTCCGCGACCAATGGGAGACATGGGCGCCGGAACCCATCACACCCACGCGCCAGCACAAGCACACCTGGAACTGCGAACACGTCCACCAGCTCATGGATCCACATGAGGACGAATACGACCACAGCGGCAGCCTCAGGGAAGGCAACCCTTCCAAGTGGTATCTCGCGTGCCAGGCATGCGCAGACGAACTCAACAACCGACAAGAAACCAGCAAGGAGAAGCAATGAGCAACTACCAAAGCAACGAAATCAAGCTCATCAACACGAGCCTGATCGACCCACACCCCGACAATCCACGCAAAAACATCGGCGACGTGACCGACCTCGCGGCCAGCATCAAAGCCAACGGCCTGCTCTCGCCGCTTTCCGTCGTACCCAACGGCGAGCGCTATCGTGTCATCGCCGGCCATCGTTGTCTCGCCGCATGCAAGCAGGCCGGTACCGGAGCCGTGCCGTGTTTCGTGCTTGACTTAGACCCGTTGCAGCAGTTGGAGGCCATGGTCACCGAAAACTGCCAGCGCGAACAGCTCACCGTGTTGGAGGAGGCCGACGCCATCCAGGGCATGCTCGACCTCGGAGCCACCACCGCCGCCGTCGCGCACAGGCTCGGCCGAAGCGCCGACTATGTGCGTGACAGAGCGAAAGCGGCGAGCATCAAGGCGGACGTCAGGAAGACACGTGACGACTTCGACCAGCTCACCATCGGCCAACTCATGGCCATCGCACGATACGACGGCCAGCCGGACCGTCAGGAACGCCTCGCGCACGCCGCGGGGACCTCGAACTTCGACTACATCCTCCACAACATCGAAGTGGAAGATCGCCGGAGCCAGTGGTTCGCCGATGTCTCCGCGCTCCTCGCCACCGGCACCACCGGTCTCAACGTCATCGAGGATCCCGGAGAGACCTTCTCGGATTCCGAATGGCATTACTCCGGCGCCATCTTCCCCGCCGCGGGCACTCCGGAAGAAACCATCGAAGAGCTCCGCAAGCAGAATCCAGACGCGGTCTCCGTCCATGAAGCGACGCAGACGATATACCTCTGGGATCGTCGTGATGCGGCCGCCGAAGCCGAAAAGGAAGCCCAGCGAGCCGCCGAACAGGCCGAACGCGACGCCCGACAGCACGTGCTCGAGGAATACGCCGCCACGACGGCTGGCAAGCGCATGGCATGGCTCCACGGCCATCTCCATGCCATCAAGCGCGCCAAGCTCATCGAGACCACGGCAAGGCTCGGACTCCTGCAGACAATTGACCCGGACCCGACCGGCTTCACCAAAGACCTACACACCTGGAACGACGCCGCATGCGCCCGGGAACAGTTCGCCGCCATCGCCGGCATCAAACCGGAACAGGCGCTCGCGGAACTCCACACGCACCTCGACTCACCGGACTGGCCGACATACGCGGTCATGATCCTCACCGCCAGAATCGAATGGTTCATCAGCCCAAATGACTGGGACTGGAGTGGCGACGACAACGTCAGCCGCCGCATCCCCGGCTATTACCTGATCCTCCAAGACCTCGGCTATGAGCCATCCGACGACGAGACCGAACACCTCGACCAGCTTGTTGCCGCCATCACGGAAGAAGACGAGGAGGAAGACGAATGACCAAGGAACAGATCAACAGACTCGCCCAACTCATCACCGACACCGCGGAAACCGCGGCGAACATCGAACTCCAGGCGCTCGCCGGCGGCAAGGCCGATAACGGCATCGCCGCGATGGCCTCCGGACTAAGAACGAACTGCACTTCATGTCTGGTGCTGGTCAACGGCCTGATGCAGGAAGGAGCGCGTTGTGAGTGAGTTCGAGGACTCGAAGCGCATCGCTTTGGAACGCCAGGGCTGGCATTGCCTGCGTTGCGGGGCGAACATCCACGATCCGGCTCGCTGGCCTGGACGTTCCGGCCATCATCGGCAACTGCGCCGCGCGGCGGATCCGGATGTGAGGCACAGCCCAGTCAACATCATCGAGCTGTGCGGCAGCGGTGACACAGGATGCCATGGTTGGGTCCACCAGCATGTGGCCGAGGCCGAACGACTCGGGATGATCGTGCCGCTCGGCACGGATCCGCGTGACGTTCCAGTGCTCGACTGGGAAGGCAGGTGGATGCGGCTGAACATGGACGGCACCGCGACCCGTCTGACAGCCATGGAGGTCGCCACACTCGACATCGACAGGAGGGAAACGAAATGACCATTGACAAGCCCGACATGCTGCTATGGATGGACGTGGAGACCACGGGGCTCGACCCGGACCATGACAGGATCCTCGAGGTGGAAATGCGTTGCACCGACATGAGAGGCGTGCTGTGCGTCGGAGGTTTCCGCCGCGTCATCGGACTGGAAGGCCGCAAGGCATCCATCACGGACGGGAACATCAAGGCGTGGCGCATGCACTGCGCCAACGGACTGCTCGAAGACGCTCTCGACGGCGGATATACGGAAGAGGCGGCGGCGAACGCGCTCGAGGAATACGTCGACAGCCTCGCGCAATCGTTCACCCTCCATCCGGCAGGCAGCAACCCGCAGTTCGACCTCGACTTCATCGGCCGACTCTGCCCGAACCTGCCGTTGCACTACCACCGCATCGATATGGCCACCATCCGCGACAGTCTCGAAGCCGCCGGCTGGGATGTGAGGCCGGAAGAGGAGACGCCTGTGGCCAGCGCCCACCGCACCGGCACATGCCTCGACCGTGACATCCGCCAATACGCGCGCATCATCCGCCACCTGGCCGCCCATCCGGTCCGATACGTCGCCACGAAAGCAGCAAGGTGATGGACATCGCAGCAGTGATCCTCCTATGTGCCGCCATCCTGATCGGCTGGATGGCCAACAGGCCATGAACCGTACCAACAATGAAAGGAACCTCGGAATGAAACAGACCATCAACCGCATCTCCAACCGCATCGGCGACTGGTTCGCCACGCTGTTCGCCCTCACCGCGCTGCTGCTCGTGCCGCACGCCATCATCCGGCCGATCATCGGCATCGGCCTCCACCACTGGATCCCCATCCAATGGCTCGCCCTGCATGTCCTGCTCATCATCCTCACCCTATGCGTCGCGCTCGCCGCCTACATCATTGCGGACCGTACTGCCACGGAACCGCCGGAAACGTACTGAAAGGAGCCATCATGGCAGACCATGAGACCATTCCGATCGGTCTGGAGACGCAGAACAAGGTGGCCGAGGCCATCTACCTGCGCTGGTATAGCAACGGGGCCCGCCATCCACGCCCATGGAACGAGATGCCCATGGAGGGCAAGGAGCCATGGAGACGCGTGGCCAAGGACGCCATCAGAACGTTCTTCGCCTCTCCCGAGTTCCAGACGCTGCTTGACGACGTGTACGACGAAGGCTACGACGCGGCCAGAAAGGACGCCCAAGGCGAAAACGAAGGCGAGACGCCGCGGTGAGCGTCAACGTTCCGCTGCATAAATGGCGGTCGGCCGACCCGGCCATCCTGATCGGCCGCCGCTGCATCGCCCAAACCGACCAGGACGTCGTCATCGACGGCCGGCTCGAACTCATCCGACATCCGGACGGCGCCGCCAGCCTCCGCTTCCAGGGCATCGGGAACGACATCATCGACCACGATCCGAACACATGTTCCAACAGCATGAGCGACGGCATACGAAGCCTCGCCATCTACGGAAAGGACTGAAATGCACCACACAGACACCGTCAGAATCGCCACCAACCCACGCAAATGGCGCAGACCTGCGCCCTGCCCGGCATGCCGCAAGTCCCGGCCGCTCATCCTGACCCTCGGCACCATCTACAAACTCCGCACACGCAAACCGGTCAACACTATCTACGGCTGCATCTGCCCCAACTGCCGGCACAAATGCATCCTCCACGTCGACGGCAGAAGCCTCAACAAAGCCATCCGCCTCTGGAGCCACCACGCCAGCCACTATCAAAGGAACGAACAATGAGAAACACCATCTGCGCCGCCCTCACCACCATCACCCTCGCCCTCTGCACGGCGCTCGCCGGATGCGGCGGCATGGCCAAAGCATCCACGCCGGCGCATGCGGTCAAACCCATCGACTCGCAATGCACCGACGGAGGCACCACCCACGGCTTCTACGAATGCGTCATCACATTGCAGGACACGCGAAAAGTGGACTGTGTCGTCTACGCATGGGAGAAGCAAGGCGGCCTGTCCTGCGACTGGGCCCATGTGAGCGTAGTGGGCAAGGAGCCGGCAAGATGAGCTACAACGTCGTCACCACGGAAGGCGTCAGAACGTTCGAGAACATCGACGATGCTGGCGACTACGCGCAGGCCATGTCTTTGAGGACTGGCGAGCCGGCCAAGGTGTTCCATGCCGAGACCGGACTCGTCGCATTCACCGTCCGCCCAACCACGAAGGACACGAAATGAGAATCAATTTCAACAGTAAGGATGGCGTTTTCGCCATCAAAGCCGAAAACGAAGAGGAAAAAGCCCAGCTCAAAACGTCGGCGGTCGCCATCTGCAATCTCATCATCGATTTTTTCGACGCCGATATTAACGAGGCGAAGGTGGAGAGGGAATGAAACGCATCACACTCAAGGACACAAAATGAGCAATCGAAGTTATTTGGTGCCAAGGCCGCCAGCGTTCGACCATGAGCATCCCAGACCGAAGGAGGAAGGCGAGGTGCTGTACTGCGGAAATTGCCAAAAATGGTACGTATCATGGTTTCCCCTCACCGAAGTCAAAACCATATGGGGCCGCCGCCCCGAATGGTGGATACGCATCTTCCACCGCAAACCATACGAGACGATCATCCAGCAAATACGAAGGGAAACGAAATGAAAGTGAAGAAAACCCTCATGGACATGATCATCAAATGGCATCAGGCCGGATACAGCCTCGATGAGATCGCACCACTGGTTCCTCAAGTCCCCAAAGAGGAAATCAAAGCGATCATCCAACAACACCACGAATAACAAAAACCCGACCTTCCGGCCGGGCTCCTGACACCACCAGAAGACTACCACGCCGGAGGGAATCGAACAAATGAACGAACCAACCAACGAATCCCAACCAACCACCACCAACACCACAACAAACACCAGCCAAACAACACCAGCGCTCGCCGGTGTGTGCCTCGTCTGCGGCGGAGGATGCGCTGTCGGCGACGCCATGTGCGCGAGATGCGATGGGCTGATGCGTGGCTGGCTGCGGGAATATCCATCATGGTTGGATTCGCTGCATGAGTTCCTGGACTCGACCGCGCATTACGGAGGCCGCCAGCCTGGACGCGTCAACCTTCCAGCCGCGCCGACGCCAATCCGATTGCCGGTGCTCGACCACATGCAGGCCATCGAGGATGCCGCGATCGCACTCTGGCGCCGGTTGTATGCTCCGCCTGCCATGCCTTGGGTTACCTGTGGCGTGCATCCGCCGCTGGTGGACATGCTGCGTGTCTGCGCCGGCAGTCCTCGACTGCGCCGCATGCCTGATATCGCCGACTTCTACCATGAGTGGGAGTCGATGGTTCGAAAGACGCTGGACATCATCGACGTGCCGCCTGCGAAACATGGCATCGGAAGATGCCCGAACCCGCTGTGCGGAGTCGAATTGACAGCGGCGGTCGGCGCGGTAAGCGTTGCATGTCCCGTGTGCGGCAGCACTTACCTTGTGGCGGATGTGCGGTTGGGGTTTCTGAGGGAATGCGTTCGGTCGGGACGCGCGTTCACGGCGGGGGAGTGCGCGGAGCTGCTGCGCGAATGCGGATTCCAGTGCAATGCGAACACGATTCGCTCATGGCGCAAGCGCGGCAGGCTCCAGCCGGTTGGTGAAAACGTGAAGGGGCAGCCGTTGTACAGGCTTTCCGATGTGCATGGACAGGTCGTGCGACGCGACTCGATTTGACAAAATCGAAAGTGCAACGCACAATTGTCAGTGGATTAGAGGGTTCAAACCGAAGACATGCGGTTTGAACCCTTTTCATATCCACCTTGGATTCTCCTAACTCCTTGGGTTGCGTAACACCGTCCTGTCCGAACGGCATATCGGACACGCTCCGCCCACTCCCGTCAGAGTGGACATACCCCAATGTGGCAGGCAAGCCAATCCCGTGCTTCCGTGATGCGGTGATGCTCAAATCCGCCTGCCGGTATGCCTTCGTAGGAATCAGTGGTAGATCGTACCGGCCGCGAGTCTTTATTGGATTCTCTTCCTTGTGGCCGCGTGTGGACGCGGGTTCGAATCCCGCCGAAGGCACCCATGAAACAAACCCGGGGTAGGGGTATTTGCAGATGATGGGGAGCCCCTACAAGACACGGGAGTGTCCATATACGGGAGCCCCTATACCGGCATTCCAGCAAGCCAACGGCGAAGATAATCATTGATGCATCCATGACACCCCGGGGCTCATACATGTGGGGAGGCCACATGAGCAAGCGGCGTAACGAGCGTGTCAGCAACGGCTGGCGGCGCAGACAGCTCAGGGCAAGAGTGCTGGCCGCATACGACGTGTGTGCCATCTGTGGCAAGCCAGTCGACAAGACATTGAAGACACCACATCCGATGAGTGCCGAAGTCGACGAGCTCGTACCGGTCTCACGTGGCGGTGATCCATACAGTTTCACTAACTGCAGGCTCACGCACCGCAGATGCAACAGGTTCAAGAGCGACAAGACAGACGAACACGCACGAGCGCTGCTGGCTGGCAGACAGGAAGTGAAAGCAAGCTCGATGCCGTTCAAAACGTTCGGCATCTGACTCCGATACCAGGGCGGGGACCCCGGGTATGCCACCTCCCGGTCGCCTCGGGTGCAGTGCCGATATCCCTCCCGGAATGCAAACGTCGGAAACAGGGAAACAACGAAAGGTCGGAAAGCGAGGGAAGCGCCGATGAAGTGCGAACTCTGCGGCAAGGAATTCCAGCCTTCCGGCCATGGGCGGCCTCAGAAGTACTGTTCCAAGTCCTGCCGCCAGAAAGCCGATTATCGTCGGAAAAAGAACAGGCCCGCACAGGACCGGAACAGTAAGCCGCCCGTCAAAGCCATAGAAACGAAACAGAAGCCGGAGCAGGATCTCGACCAGCGGAGTTTCGAGAGGATGATGGACGGCAGCATGCTGGACATGCTGCGCGCCAACCGCGACCGACTGCAGAAGGCCATGGACGACACGTCCACACCGGCAAACGCACTGCCAGCGATCAGCCGCCAGCTCATCGACGTATGCGAACGCATCGAATCGCTCCAAGGCGGCGGTCTGACCGACCTGCTGGACGATGAGGAAGACGAGGTGACGGACGATGTCGGAGCGTCGATTGTCTGAAATCGCCAAGGTCCTCCGCCAGCCGGAAGGCATCGTCGGCAGCGAGTTCACTCGAATCAACAAAGCCGCGCGCAAGGCTGGCATCCGTTTCGACTTGTGGCAGCAGGGCTTCTTGTGGCTTCTGTTCGCCAAGAACGCGGAAGGCAAGTATGCGTGTGGCGCGGACGGCGCCGTGCTGTCCAGCTGCAGGCAGATCGGCAAGACCTTTACCGTCGGCACCGCGTTGTTCCTCAAGGCGATACTCACGCCGAACCTGAAAGCCATCTGGACCGCTCACCATACTCGCACCAGCGACGAGACATTCGCGGACATGTGCGAGATGGAGCATAATCCAGTGCTCGGCCGGTACGTGGAACGCATCCGCAGGGCGAACGGCCAACAGGAGATCACGTTCACGTCCGGCAGCCGCATCATGTTCGGCGCCCGCGAAAACGGCTTCGGCCGAGGATTGCACAGCGTGGACGTGGCCGTGTTCGACGAAGCGCAGATCCTCACAGTGCGCGCGATGGACAACATGATTCCGGTTTTGAACACGAGTCCTAACCCCCTGGTCGTGTATATGGGCAATCCACCCAAGCCGGGAGACCAGTGCGAGGCGTTCACGGAGAAACGCATGCACGCGTTGAACCATGACGGGAACCTCCTCTACGTGGAGCTCGCCGCCGACAAGGACGCGGATCCGGACGACCGCGAACAGTGGGCTAAAGCGAATCCCAGCTATCCGAAACGTACAAGCGAACAGGCAATCATGCGCATGCGCAACAACCTGTCGGAAGATTCATTCCGTCGCGAGGCGCTTGGCATATGGGATGAGACCGCCACCGCATACGCCATCAGCCCGGACCTGTGGCAGGCCGCGGCCGTCGACGACGTGCCCGAGGGCGGCACGGTGAGCTTCGGCATCGACATGCCTCCGGACAGGAGCGTGCTGACCATCGGAGCGGCGCTACGATACGCGGACGGTTCGGCCATCGTCCAGATGGCGAACATCAAGGACGCGCGGCAGGCGGGAACCATGTGGGCCGTGGACTGGCTCGCCGAACATTGGCCGAAGACCGCCAGCGTGGTCATCGACGCGCAGTCGCCCGCCATGAGCCTGCTGCCGGAACTGAAGAAAGCACATGTGAAGGTCACGGTCACGAACATGCAGGAGATGGGCCGAGCATGCGGCCGGTTCCTCGACATGCTCAAAGCCGGAACGCTCAAGCACCCGCGGGACGAATACCAGCCGCAGCTGGCCGCGGCCGTCAAGGGTGCGACCACGCGTCCATTGGGACAGTCCGGCGCGATCGCTTGGAACAAACTCGGCAGTGATGTCGACATCACGCCGCTCGTGTCCACCACGCTCGCCCTGTACGGGGCGTTCACGACGCTCCGACATCCCGGAAGACGACAGATCATCGGAGGAATCTAAATGAGCGACATCCAGACAACGGCAGCGCCGGACGGGTGGAAACCTACGGGAGGAGCCGGAACGGTGCCGAAACTCGTCGTGCCGACGCACATCGACGGACTCTCCGGTGAGGAGAACGCGCTGCTGCGCGAACTCGCCGAGGTATGGACGCGCCACGCGAGCCGCAACCGAACACTCACCGCCTACTACGAAGCCAAGGAGCCACTGGTTGATTTTGGACTGACTGTGCCGAAGTCCATCAAGGATCATTACACGCCGCTTGGGTGGGCACGCAAGGCTGTGGATATGCTCGCTGAGCTTTGCGTGTTCGAGGGATTCGTCTCGCCGGGCGTGGACGACCCGTTCGAACTGCAGGACTTCATGAGCCGCATCGGATTCACTAGCGTTCTGCAGCAGGCCATCCAGACTGCGCTCATTCACGGCTGTTCGTTCCTCAGCGTCGTCCGGGACTTCGAAGGAAGACCGCTCATCCGCACGCATACCGCGGAAAGCTCGGCCGCCGTCTGGGATTACCCTAACCGGCGGGTCAGGGCGTGCATGGCCATCACCGACGTTGACGACAACAACGAGGCCACCGGACTCGTGCTCTACATGCCCGACCGCAACATCAGCGTGCAGCGCCGTCTCGGCTACTGGTGGCGCGTGGACGATGAGCAACCCACCATCGACAACGAGTGCAGCGTGTTCCGCCTCGCCTACAAGGCTACCGAGGTCAAACCGTTCGGACGCTCCCGCATCAGCCGGGACGCTATGGCCATCATCGACGGCGCGAACCGCACCATCGTGCGCGCCGAAGCGAATGCCGAATTCTACGCGTTCCCAAAAATCCTGCTGACAGGCACTTCCGAAGAACTCGCCTCGTTGGGCACGGACGACGCGTTAAAGCTTTATATGGGTCGCTACAACATGATCAGCAAGGACATCGACGGGCAGTCCCCGACCGTGACGCAACTGGCCGCGTCGAGTATGGACCCGCATCTGACGATGCTGAAAAGTTGGGCGGCGATGTTCGCCAGTGCGATGAACATTCCAGCCAGCTCGCTAGGCATCGTGTCCGACGCGAACCCGACGTCCGCCGACGCGACCGAGGCACAACGTGAGGACTTGATTATCGAGGCGCGCCATTGCGACCGGGATTTCGGTGAATCGATCCTGCAGGCAGCCCGTCTTGTGGCACGGATGCAGGATCCATCCGTGCCCGACGAGGAGCTGATGAAACTGCAGGTCGACTGGAAGAACCCGAACACGCCGTCGAGCTCCATGAGCGCCGACGCATTCAGCAAGCTCGCTGGAAGCATCGACTCGTTCGCCAACAGCGAGGTCGGCATGACACGCGCCGGATTGAGCCGAAGCGAGATCGTCCGGCTGAAGGCCGACCAGCGCAAGGCCCAGGCCGGTCAGGTACTCGATCAGATTCGAGGCATGCGCCAACAGACGGAGCAGCAGACCGATACGGCGGCGAGGGAAGGCGGTATGAATGAGCCCGAACAGTCTGAACCTGCCGCCGGAACGACGCAGAAGGCTTGAACTCGACCTCAATGATTTGTACGAGGATTACACGGACACCATGAGCCGCCTGCAGAAGGAGGCCGGCAACAGTGTCTCGGGCCTCGTCTGGGACGGTGAAAGCCAGGAGCTCATCAAAGCGGAGATCAACCGGTATGCCGACGCCGCCAGCAGGCTCGCATCCGACTACTACGGCCACGTACGCGACCTGTGGGCGCAGTACGGCGGAATCGATATGCCGGAATACGAGCCGCCTTCCATCACCGCCGACCGCGCGGTCTGGCAGATGGAAGGCGGTTTCAACAACACTGACTTCATGGGATTGCACTACAAGGATGTCATTCCAGATGAAAACGGAGCCGTTCACAACAACGCCGGAAGAACCATCGACGACCTGTGGCCCACGTTCGCTGACGAGGAGCAGGCGCTGGAATACGTGCAGAATCTGATTCAGACCGTCGGGCGGCTGACCATGCAGAGGGCTGTGGCCAACGATCCCACCAAGCCTCGCTGGGCGCGTGTGCCGCGAGGGGCTAAGACATGCGCGTTCTGCCTTATGCTCGCCTCGCGTGGCTTCGCCTACCTGAGCGAGGACACCGCCGGACGGCAGATGCAATACCATACGGACTGTGACTGCGACATCGTGCCAAGCTGGGGCAGCAGCAAACTCAAAGGATACGATCCGGACAAGTATCGTGAAATGTACCAGGCAGCCAAGGCTGCGGCCGGCGATGACGGCGACTGGCGTGACACGCTAGCCCAATTGAGACGCATCTATCACGATGAGGTCAATGATGGTGTGACTGCCCAACCGACGATTCGATGGAGCGGCAAATCGATTCCAATCAGCGCTTCCGAACTATCGAGATTGTCGGATTATAGCGTCAGGATGCCTGGAGATAGATTCTCCAACGACGAGAAGATCGCGGCTTTGATGGATTGGACCGGAGACAGCTACAAAAGTATCAACGGCTACCTGTTCGGCGGACGAAACCCGTCGAAAGACGTCATCCATCAGGTCGAATGCATCGACGAAGCGATATCCGACCATATCATCCGAGAACGTTTCACGGTCGACAGGCAGATGCGGTTGTCGACGTTCCACGTCAACGACATGGAGTCGCTTTTCGATTTGAATACCGGTCGCACCTTCGAACACATCGGCTACATGGCCACCAGCATCAAGGAGGGAGGCATTGACGTTGATGGGGAAGACCGCATCGCCACAAGAATCCTGGTACCGCCGGGAAGCGCCGGCGTGTATGTGGAGCCGATCACTCAGCATCCGGGAGAATACGAAATTCTTCTGCCGAGAGGAAGGGCTCTTCGTTTCGAAGGGCTTGGAGCATCCGACGGCAGACCGATCGTTTATCTGAGACTGCTATGATTGAGCCTATGGATCGTTCCGACCGTTTCACGTTTATGCCCGGTGATTTGAAGGAAGTCACCGATGAGCGCCATCTTGCGGAAATCAAACGCAAGTATGGCGATATCTCCATGCCACAGGACGAATATGAATGGGTCAGGAACGAAGGAAAGAAGCGCTGGTCCGTCGGCGACTATGTGTCGACCGACGAGCTGCGGTCCGAATACGCGCGAAGAAAAGCGCTGGGAAATCTCTGAATCCCAGAAAGCCATCACGTCGAAACGTGATGGCTTTTCTTTTACCTTTCACACCCCAGCGATGGGGCGGGGCGCAGCCATGCGCGAAACCAACAAGAATGGCCGTCAACTCGCCGGCGTCAGGCGTGGAAACCAAGAACAAGCAAAGGAGCCACCAACCATGGCAGAAGAAAACCAGACCGGCGCGGACGGCCAACAGGAGCCGGAACAGCACTCTCCGGCCCCAAAGGACGTGAACAACGCGAAGCTGAGGACCTTCACCCAGGAGGAAGTCGACCGCATAATCAACGAGCGTCTCGGCAGGGAACGCGGCAGGAAAAGCGACTACGAGGAGCTCAAGGAGAAGGCCGGACAGACTGCCGACCTCGAATCGAAACTCTCCAAGGCGCTCGAGGAGAACGAGAAGCTCAAAAGCGAAGCCAAACAGGCCGAACACGAGAAGGAGCTCTCCGCGATACGCGCCAACGTCGCGGCCAAACACGGCATCACCGACCCGAGCGTCCTCGCGGGCGACGACGAGAAGCAGATTGGCGAATACGCCGAGAAACTCATGAAGGTGTTCGCCGACATGCGTTCCCGCGGCACGGTTGCGGACCAGAGCGCCCGCACCGGACAGGCCAAGGCTAAACATTCCAGCCGCGAGGACTTCGTCAACGCCATGAGCAACACGCTCCTGTGAGCCAACCAGCAAACAACATTCATTTGAAAGGACAAACCATGACAAATCCGTCCATGACCCGAAAAAGCAACGGTCTAGACCTCACCCCTGAAACCCAGGCGGAGATCTTGCAGACCGCAAAATACAAGAGCGCGTTCATGCAGCTCGTGCCGGAGATGAAACTGCCCGGCAACGGTGCTCGCGTGCCGATCATCATCGGCGACCCGGAGGCCGCATGGGTCAATGAGGGTGCGGAGAAGCCGAAGAGCGGCGTCACCTTCGGCAAGAAGGACATGCTGCCGTACACCATCGCGGTCATCATGCCGTTCTCCAACCAGTTCCGCCGAGACTTCGGCGCTCTCTACGACCAAGTGGTCGCGAAGGGTCCGGGAGCCATCGCCCGCACGTTTGACAAGACCATCATGGGTCTCGTCGACGCTCCGGGTGCGGACTTCGACACCCTGAAGAGCGCGCAGACCGTCAGCATCGGCAATGACGTGTGGAAGAACCTGAACAAAGCCGACGACCTCGTGTCCGAAGCGGATGGAACCGTGGACGGTTGGGCGTTGAGCACCCAGGGTCGCAGTGTGCTCCGGCAGGCGACCGACAACAACGGACGCCCCCTGTTCCTCGACGGCACCGCCGCCTCCGACGTGAGCACCGTGCTCGGCAACCGCACCTACATCAGCAAGGGCGTTCACGTGCCCGCCGTATCCGAGACACCGGGACCGGCCAAGGCAGAGATCCTCGGCGTGTGCGGCGAATTCTCCTCCGCCGCATGGGGTTCCGTCGAAGGAATGCAGACCAGCATCTCCGACCAGGCGTCCATCACCATCGACGGCAAGCAGGTCAACCTGTGGGAGCACAACATGTTCGCCGTGCGAATCGAAATCGAGGTCGGCTTCCGTATCCGCGACATCAACCGCTTCGTCCTGCTCACCGCCTGACGGAGTCCGACATGACTGTCGAACCAGACGTGTTCGCCACCTCCGTCGACCTCGAACAGAGGTGGCACAAACTCACCGACGAGGAACGTGAGAAGGCCGACACGCATCTCGCGGACGTGACCGACTACATCAAGGAACGCTCCCCGAACTGGCAACGTCTCCAAAAAGAACGGCCACGCCTGCTGACGAAGATCACCTGCGACATCGTCCGCAGAATCATGCAGGCCGACCCGTACGACATTCCCGGCGGCATCACGCAGATGAACCAGACCACCGGCAGCTTCAGCGAACAATACAGTTTCGGAGCGCCCACCGGCGACCTCTGGCTGCGCGACGACGAGAAACGCATCCTCGGCATCAACGCGCAACGCGCGTTCAGCGTCGACATGGCAACGGGGGAGACGTCCTAGTGGAAACCATCGAAATCTGGCGCGGCCAGCCCACCACCGACACGGACGGCAACCCCATCCAAGGCAAGCCAGCCCGCGTCGGCACGTTCCAGGCGATGGTCGCGCCAACCTCCACCACCGACCAGACCGAGGAGAACGCCAGCCCGCAGACCACCGAATACACGATCCACATCCGCGGAAACCAACCGACAGGCATCCAGGCCACCGACCTGATCAAAGTCAGAGGCCGGCTGCTGCCCGTCAAGGGCAAGCCGCAGGTGTGGGACAACCTCCACGGACGCCACATCGGCGACGTCATCACCGTGGGCGAACGGGAAGGATAAGCATGGCCAAACGATGCAGATTCGTATTCAACCGCAAGGCGTTCAGCCAACAGGTCCTCAAAAACGAGACATTGCGCTCGCGCATGAGGGACGCGGCCGAAGCCGCCGTAGAGGATGACCGTTGCATGGTCCGCGACCATGACGGCAAGAACCGCAGCGGCGTGGCGATCATCTGCCCGGCACCGGTGGAGAAGGCGCACGGCACGTTGGAGGACACGCTCGGAAGGATGCGCGTATGAGCATCCCGGTCACTCCCCGCCGCACGGAACCCCTGCTCCTGCCCAAACTGAGGACACTGTTCCCGGACGTGACGTTCGACACCATCGAACGAAGCGACCTCGAACCTCCCTTCACCGAAGCCACTCTGGCCGACTCCATGCAAGGCATGAGCACCCCAATCTCGCAGTACGTGCGACTGCGGCTGAGCGTGCGCTGCATGAGAGAGGACCATACGGGCGACTGGGACAAGGCCGCACGCCTGTGGGCCGACATCGCGAGGGAGATCATCGGGCTTGGAACCGTCGCGCCGCTCATCGACGCGTCACTCGAATCCGGGCCGGTACGCATGACGGACGAGGACAAGAGGCTGGTGTGCGCGTACGGCGTGCTCCTGCTCGAGGTCACCGTCAGCTGAAACACAACAAAAGAAGACGTGCCGCCACACGCGAAGAACGGAAAGGTGCAGACGAATGTCTGACAACAACGAAAAAACCACCGTCGCCGCGCAGGGCGCGACCGACTACGGGTACGTGTCCAGCGGCAACACCGCAGGCAACGTGCGCCTGATCAAGAACTACGCGCTGTTCCTGTTCCCCAAGGGCGACAGCACGTTCGTGGCTCCGACCGGAGTGGCCTGGACCCCGCCGGCAAGCAAGAAGCCGATCGGCTACTCCACGGAGGACGGCGCCGTACTGCATCCGGAACCGGGCGACAGCACCGACTACAAGGCCCACAACGGCGACATCGTGCTGTCCGACACGGATCCGGGCTACTGGACCCTGCAGCTCGCCGCCATGGAGGGCCGCAAGGATGTGGTGTCGGCCTACTTCGACGTGGACGTCGATTCGGACGGCGGCATCAGCATCAAGGGCGCCGGATTGAAGAAGGAGTGGATCCTCGTGCTGGTCGCGCTCGACCAGCAGGACCGTCCGTTCCTCCTGTACGGCACCAACGCGAAGGTGAGCGACCGTGACGACGTGAGCCTGAAATCCAGCGAGATCATGAACTTCAGCATGACGTTCAAGATGCTCAAGGGCACCAACGGCGAACAGTTCCACGCATGGGGCCTCGTCACTGAAGACGCCAAGTGACCCATTGATTCTTCCCGTGCGGCCGATGGCGGTCGGCCGCACGGGACACCCATTCAACCGCCAACCATTAGAACGGAGCCAACATGAGCGACAAAGAATACCATGTCGTGGACGTAGACCTGACCGAAGCGGAAGAGCTCAAACCCGACGTGCACCTCGAGGTCGCCGGCGTCAAACTCGACCTGCCGAACCTCAACAACGCGGAACTGCCCATCGAACTCGTCCAGGCCATCCTCCTGATCAAAAGCAAGCCCGCATTGTCCGACGAGGAAACCACGGCCTGCGTGAGCACGTTCCTCGCCTACTTCCAGACGATGCAGCCGAACTTCTGGAACGTGCTGCGCAAGACCAAACGTCCGATGGCCTACCTCACCGCGACCATCAAGGCGTGGGCCGAGGAATCCGGACTGGACCCAAAAGCGTTTACCTCGCCCACCTCTGGAACAACAATCGCGCGGCACTAGCCTACGACTGGATCCGAGCGTACGGGCAGATCTACAGGCCCGTACGCTTCCGGGAATGGGTTGAAGGCCAACGTCCACGAGTCGATTGGGGACTCGCCTGGGCGTTGACCCGCGAAATCCTCAAAGACCATACGAGCCACTCGTGGATGGCGTTGCAGAACGCCGTCTACGCGCCCGACGGAGCCGAACAGGCGGTCTGGACGCTGTCCGGACAACGCAAACGCCCATGGTTCGACCACGAGCACGACCCGCTCCGCCCGCCAACCCCGACGCACAACCTCACCCGCCGTCAACGCGAGGACAGGGAACGGCTCAAAGCCTACTTCCACATCAACGACGACCTCTGACTCCGACCGCCATCGGAATCCCAACCTACGAATAAGGAAACACGATGGCAGCACAGGACATAGGCGTCGCATACGTCCACGTCGAACCATCCGGCAAAGGATTCGGCAAAAGCATCGAAGGCGACATCGGCGACGCCGTCAACAAAGCCTCCAAGAAAAGCTCCAGCACCCTCATCTCGAAGATCGGCGGAGCATTCGGCAAAATCGGCAAGGTCGGCACAGGCGCGATCGCCACCCTCGCCGGCGGCATCACCGCATTGGCCGCCAAAGGCGGCTTCACCCGCGCCCTCAACATCGAGAACGCGCAAGCCAAACTCAAAGGCCTCGGCCACGACAGCGCGAGCGTCACCGAAATCATGAACGACGCGCTCGCATCCGTCAAGGGCACCGCGTTCGGATTGGGCGACGCCGCGACCGTCGCGGCCAGCCTGTCCGCCTCCGGCATCAAGGAAGGCGACCAGCTCACCAAGATCCTCAAGACCGTGGCCGACACCGCGCAGATCAGCGGCAGAAGCCTCACTGACATCGGCATGATCTTCGGTTCCGTCGCCGCCCGAGGCAAACTCCAGGGCGACGACATGCTCCAGCTCATGTCGAGCGGCATCCCAGTCCTCCAAATGCTCGGCAAGCATCTGAACAAGACCAGCGCCGAAGTGTCCGACATGGTCTCGGACGGCAAAATCGACTTCCAAACCTTCGCCGACGCCATGCAGGAAGGCCTAGGCGGCGCCGCACTATCCGCAGGCACCACATTCACCGGCGCCCTGGCCAACGTGAAAGCCGCGTTGAGCCGACTCGGAGAAACAGCCGCCACACCAGTCCTCGACGGCTTACGCGGCCTGTTCAACCAAGCCATCCCACTCATCGATACATTCACCGCAGCCGTCACACCAACCCTGCAAAAAGTCGGAGCGGCACTCCAACAAGGTCTCGAGAACGCGATACCCGCCACACAGGCGAAACTCAAAAACCTTGGCGACACGATCTCCAACATCCCCGGCTTCCAGATGCTCGCCTCGGCGACGGCCAGCCTCAAAAGCCAACTCACTGGCCTCTGGAACGCAATCACATCACTCATAGGCGGACTCAACAATGGCGGCGAAGCCGCCACAATGTTCTCCACAACCGCCGGCGCGCTCGCGGGAGTGGTCGCTTCGGTCGCGCAGGCGTTGTCGAACGCGGCGGGATGGGCGAAGACGTTCGTCAACACGTTCATCGAGACGGGCGCGTTGCAGCCGTTCCTTGAAAGCCTGACCGGCGTCATCTCCGGATTGGGCTCGCTGGTTTCCGTATTGGCGGCCGCGGTCTCGCAGGCCTTCGGCTTCAACGACAGCGCGCGCACCGCCAGTTCCGCGGCGCAGAGCTTCGCCGGACTGTTGAACACTTTGACCGGCGTGCTCATGACGGTGGGAGGCTGGCTGCAGTCGGTCGGACAGTGGGCGCAGCAGAACGGCGCACTGGTATCCGGCGCGTTGAAAGCCATCACCATTGCATTGCTCGCGGTCAAAGGCTGGGATATCGTCTCGGCCGGGCTGAAGACAGTTTCCGGTGGACTGAAGGCCATTTCCGCGACTGCCTCCGGTGTGGAGAAGACCGCTACGGCCACGTTCGATTTGATTGGCAAGATCTCCGACGCGGGAAGCGCGGCTGGAGCACTGAAGCAACTCGCCGGCTCGTTCAATATTGTCAAGGCAGCTCAATCGGCGTGGAGCGCGGTGACCAAGGCTGCTACCGCCGTGCAGCTGGCATTCAGCGCTGCCTTGGATGCGAATCCGATCGGCATGCTTGTCGTGGCCATCGGCGCGGTCGTGGCCGCGCTGACATGGTTCTTCACCCAAACCGAAACGGGCAAACGACTCTGGAACAGCTTCGCCACATGGTTCATGGGAATCTGGAACCAGATCAGCACCGCATGCCAGCCAATCCTGCAAGCCATCGCCATATTCATCACCCAGACCATGAGCCAAATCCAACAAATCTGGCAAACCGGATGGACACTCATCACCACCGTCCTCCAAAACGTCTGGAACACGATCGGCCCCATCATCATGACCGCGCTCACCGCGATCATCACCGGCATCCAAACATTCATCACCACCATCACACCACTCCTGCAAGCAGGAATACAGAACATCCAAACCATCTTCCAAACCGCCGTCACAATCATCAGCACGGTCTGGAACGGACTCTGGAACACCATATCCACCGTCGTACAAGGCGCATGGACCATCATCGCCACAGTCATCAGCACCGCACTCGCCGTCATCCAAGGCATCATCCAACTGGCGCTCGCGGTCGTCAACGGGAACTGGAGCGCCGCGTGGTCGGCCATCCAGGGCATCGTGTCGGCAGTGTGGGGCGGCATCCAAGGCGTCGTCTCCGCCGGCATCGGCATGGTCAGCGGAGTGGTATCCGCCGCATGCTCGACAATCCGGAGCGTGTGGGCCGCGTTGTGGAATGGCGTCGGAAGCATTGTGTCGAGCGTCTGGGGCGGCATCGTCGGCACCGTAAGCAACATGGTTGGCCGTGTCGGGAGCGTCGTGAGCGGGATCGGCGGAACCGTCCGGAGCGCGGTGTCCGGCGCGGGAAGCTGGCTCGTCAGCGCGGGACGCAACATCATCCAGGGATTGATCAACGGCATCACAGGAATGGTCGGCTCGTTGTATTCCAGCATCACCAACGCGTTGTCGGGCTTGGTGGACAAGGCCAAGAACGCTTTGGGCATCCATTCCCCGTCGCGTGTGTTCCGCGACGAGGTCGGCGTGATGGTCGGACGTGGCATGGCATTGGGCATCGACGATTCCGCGCATGTGGTCAGCCGTTCCATGGATTCGCTCGTCTCCACGATGAGCCTCTCCGACGCGGACTGGTCGAAGACCGGCAGGCTGAACGTCACGGCCGGCACCGGCGCCAATGCCGGCGACGGCGATCTGCGGGAACTCATCACGGCCGTCGAATCGTTGCACGACGACCTCGGATCGATCATCGCCAGGTACACGCCGACGATAGGGGACCGCGACTTCGCAAGGAAGGTGAGAAGTGCAATCGCTTGAATACGTGTGCGCGGCCACAGGTGAGCGCATCGGCTTCGAGGGGCCGCTGTACGGCGAGACGCTCACGGGACTGCGCGCCCGCGTCTGGGACTACAGCCTCGCCTCACGTGGCATGACGGGCATCACCCGCAAGGCACGCGAGGCGACAGTCACCGTGAAGATCCACGATTCTCCAGCCACGCTCGACCTACTGCGCCGCCTCGCGGACGCCGACATGGCATCCGTGAACCCGGGCACGCTCGTGGCCGACGGCGAATGGGAAGCCAAAGCGTGGATCACGAAAAGCGAACCGCAATCCATCACGCCCACGATGGTCGAGACGCAGTTGACCATCGTGCTGGCCGATGGCGTGTGGCGCCGTCCGACCATGACGCATTTCACGCCGCGATACGATTCCGGAACCGCCGACCTTGACTATCCATATGATTATCCGCATGATTTCGCCGGCATGGCATTGGGTGCCGAGATCGTCAACGACACGTCCATCCCGCAGCCGGTCAAGCTCACGATATTCGGACCATGCGCGCAACCGTACGTCATCATCGGAAACAACCGGTACGAGGTCGACGTGACCGTGCCATCCGGCTCGCGTCTGGAAATCGACGGCACCGGCGATGTCAGGACCGTCACCATGGTCAGCGGCACAGGTCTCGCCACAAACTGCTTCGCGCAGGCCGTGCGAGGGTCGGGCAAGGATTCCGGCCGGTACGTGTTCCAACCGCTCGCGCCCGGAACACAGCCGATCAGCTGGCCGGGAGGATTCCAATTCGACTTGACGGTCTGCGAGGAAAGGAGCGAACCGCCATGGACCTGATCGTCACCGACGCCACAGGCAAACCCGTGGCGAGCCACGCCTCATACACGCTCGACCTCGCGTTCGGTAGCGGGGAGAACGACTTCGACCTGCAGGTCGAAGACGCCGCGCTCAAGGCGGGGAGCCGCATCATGATCGACGGCACCGAGTACGGCGGCATCATCGACGACACGGATGTCGACGTGGACGGAGGCCTGTCCACCGTCACATGGCATGGCCGCGACTGGCATGGAGTGCTCGCCTCGAAGATCATCGAACCGGACGGGAACAACGATTACCTCACTCTGTCCGGCACGATTCCCGTCATCATGCGCACGCTCGTCAGCCGTGCGGGATTGCAAGGCCTGTTCACCGTCACCGACGAAAGCGCCGACCACAAGACCACCTGCCAGTTCGACCGGTACGTGGACCTGTACAGCGGTCTGGTCAAGATGCTCAGGGCAAGCGGACTCAAACTCCGGTTGCGTAATGACGGCGACAAGGTGGCCATGAGCGCCATGCCCGTCCGCACGATCGGCGACAGCATCGACTCGGACCTCATCGACTTCACCGCCAAACAGGCGGCGCACCCGATCAACCATCTCATCTGCCTGGGCAAGGGCGAACTCAAGGACCGTACCGTCATCCACTGGTACGCCGACGCGAACGGCACGTTCAGCCACACGCAGACCCTCAAAGGCCTTGACGAACGCACCGCCACATACGAGTTGTCCAACGCCGAAGCCGACGAGCTCGAGGACAAGGGCAGGCAGAAATTCCAGGAACTTCGGAACACCAGCACCATCGACGTGGACATTCCCGACGGCATCGACGCGGACGTCGGCGACCTGGTCACGGGCCGTGACAACAACACGGGCCTCGTCGTCACTGCCGAGATCTCCAAGAAGATCGTCAAGGTTTCGGGAGGCGTGCTCACCGTCACCTACGAATCCGGAGGTGCCAGCGCCGGCGGCAACAGCGGAGAATCCTCCATCGGGGATGGTGGCCACGCCTACTACGCTGGAGCCGGCCTCAAACTCGACGCCTGGACGTTCAGCGCCGACGTGACCAGAAACGACATCAACTCGCTCAACAACGCATTGTCGGGTAAACAGCCGAAAGGCGACTACATCACCGGCCTGAAAATCGGTTCGGTGGACACGCTCGCCCCCGGCGCACAGGCAAGCGCGTCGCTCACGGGCGCCGGCAGCGACAAAACCTTGAATTTGGGGCTTCCGAAAGGCGACCAGGGTCCGCAAGGGGAGAAGGGCGACAAGGGCGACACAGGACCACAGGGGGCCACCGGAGCGACCGGACCCACCGGTCCTCGGGGAGAGAAAGGAGCGACCGGGGAGCGAGGGCCGCAAGGCGTCGCCGGTCCCGAAGGCCCGCAGGGACTGCAGGGGATACGCGGCGAGAAAGGCGATAAGGGTGATGCCGGCGCGATCGGCGCGGCGGGACCGCAAGGCCCGACGGGTTCCACAGGTCCGCAGGGTCCCACGGGTCCACAGGGAGCGACCGGCCCCCAGGGCAGACAAGGCATCCAAGGTTCCCAAGGCATCCAGGGCCCGCAAGGGGAGAAGGGTGACAAGGGCGACAGCGGCGTATCCGCCCCCTCGAACGGCTTCTTCACGCTCAGCATGGAAGGCGACGGCGACCTGTACGTGAACTATCCGGACAACACGAACCCACCCTCGTTCGTCTGGGACTCCGAGAGCGGGAACCTGTACGTGGACATCCCGGAAAGGTGACACATAGTGCGACTATTGATCGGCAACATCAAAGGCCCCAAAGGTGACAAGGGCGATACCGGGGCCACCGGCCCGCAAGGCAAGCAAGGAGCGCAGGGCGTTCAGGGAGCTAAAGGCGACGTCGGCCTTCCGGCGCTCGTGATGAAGAAATCCCTCGTCGGCGAATATCCGGTGGGATCCACTTTCACGGGGAACGTGAGCGAGTGGTTGAACCGAACACCACTCGCCAACGAATATTCGACCGCATTGTCAGGTGGCGGAAAATACAGCATCGTCTGGCAGTGCGTTTCACAGTCCGGCAGTCTATTCACGGGAAAGACGATTTCCCGTCAATCCATCATCGGTGCGCAAGGCCCCAAAGGAGCCACTGGAGCCGCCGGGCCTACTGGTCCGCAAGGCCCTGAAGGTCTGAAGGGTGACAAGGGAGACAAAGGGGATATCGGGCCGGCCGGGCCAGCAGGTCCCACCGGGCCTACTGGTCCTACCGGTCCCATTGGCCCCACCGGTTCTACTGGAGCTACCGGGGCCACCGGCCCGCAAGGCAAGCAAGGAGCGCAGGGCGTTCAGGGACTGCAGGGTCCACAGGGGCCGTCCGGTCCGCAGGGCGCCAGCGGCGTGACGGCACCCGCATCAGGATTCTTCACGCTCCAGGTCGATCCGAACGGGGACCTGTACGCCGTGTACGCGGATACGGCCACCGCGTCGGCGGCTCCCGTCTCCTACGATCCGGCGACGGGCGACCTGTACTACACGATCAATGACGGAAAGTAAGGAGCGCATATGACGAAGATTCTGCTCGGCAACGTCAAAGGCCCCAAGGGCGACACCGGACCGCAAGGCAAGCAGGGAGTGCAAGGACCGCAAGGCCCTGCCGGCGCCACTGGCGCGACCGGGGCCACCGGAGCGAAAGGAGAGGCCGGCCAACGCGGCGAGACCGGGTTGCCTGCCTTGATCATCACACGCATGCTATCCGGATACTGGACGTCCGCATGCTCGGATTTTGACTGGCAGACACTCAGTTTCAACCGTGCCCCGGTCGTAGGCGAATACTTCTTCGCCATGACCAATGGCGGCAAGAACCTGATGTACGCGCAGATCACAGCCACCGGGAAAAACGTGACGTTCAAGCCAGTCTCGAACACAAGCCTCGTCGGCCCGAAGGGCGACAAGGGCGAGACGGGCATGAGCGCAAGCCAGGCGTTCATCGCCGCCCACCCGGTCGGCTCCCTCTACTGGACCACCTCCACGACAAATCCGGGAACCACCTACGGCGGCACTTGGAAGGAATGCAATACCATCCTTCCGGGACGCATCTACCAGCGCACAGCCTGAAAGAGAAAGGAACATCAATGGCACGAACCACGAACATCACCAGATACACCTGCGACCGATGCCACGCCTCCGCATACCTCGCCGACGGTGACCCACG